GTCGCCGGCATGGGCCTCCGGGGGTCCTCCCCTCGGTCAACTTACCATTGACCATCAGATCCATCTGAATCGTCTGCAACCTTTGCTTTCTTCATTTCGAAGCCGACCTTGTTGCTCTTCATAGCGTTGCAAATGTAATGTGCAGCTTGTAAGTTGTTCCAGTCCTGTGCTGCCGCCTGTGGTGATTCATACCCGAACTCTTTCCATTTGCTGATAGGAATTATTTCATCAACAACAAACGATAACGGATGTTGCGGATCGCTGGGCTCATCGTAATGTATAGGCCCGAGTCTGCCGTGGCATATACCGCACTCGCACCCTTGGGCTTTGAGTCGGGCTCGGTGTTTGCGACGGAGGGTACCGTTCGAGTATCGTGGGTTACTCATGCTGCAGATCCTTTCCCCATGAAAAAACTCTGGAATTGTCTCCAGAGTTCCCTTCGTATCTTTTCTTTTTCCAGCTTAATCTTATAGCAATCACAATATGACATTCTATGACACATTTATTTTTTTTATAATTTTTCTGATGCTGATAATGATCGGCAATCTCTTCGGCACTGTCTCATAAAGGACATCTAACTCATCCCACATGGTATACCTCCATCACTTTTTCAAATTCTAACAACGCTTCGCCGTGTAGCCTTAACGTATGCCGCCAGGAATACCCCATGTCATAGGCGATGGCTTCCCACCGTTCCAGCTGCACATACCGCATACACAGAAGCTGATAGTGTTCTGGATCTCTCACCTTCCCAAGCAGCTCAAGTATTTCGGCACGTTTGCGCCACAGTTCCGACTTGGTGCGGAGCAGATTACCTTCCAGATCGGCCAACTCGTCCGCAAGCTTTACTGCTGTATTACCAACGGGATCGCCTGGGTTTCGTGCGTGTGGCATTCCGTCCAGACGTATTCCGGTCAGCGTGATCTGCTCAGCTCGAAGCTGTTCTATTTCGGTTTCGATGGTCCTTATTCTAATATCAATGTGTCGTATCTGTTGCAGATATTCTTTCGGTGTCATATCAATGTCCCCCTTGATCTTATGTGTTTTCACTCTATAATTTCACCCATATTAGCCACGCGATTATTACCATACAAAGCAAAGTCGTAACACAAAGGAGAACTCCTGCTACTGTCTCAAATGCTAGTTCCACTTTGGCTGGCATAGCCTCTTTCCCTTGCAGTGCTATTAAGCAGAATATTAACAACGCTAACGCCGACAAAGCTATTTTAATCACGATAATCATTCCCTTTTTACCTCCCATAATCTTCGAATCGTTCGCAACTTCTGAACACGAATTTATTGTTGCACCATCTGGCGAGCCTCTTTGTAATGGCCGGCGCGTTCGGCTTGTCGTAAATCATAACGTATGGATCGTATCCGATTTCCTTAAGTTTATAAACGCGCTCCAGGTCTTGCTCATGTGTTGTGTTGAAGTTGGTTAATACGTAAACTCTTAAATGCCTATCATCTTTTTTAAGCAATGGCCTAATCTGTTTTAATTTCTCATAGGTTTGCGTCTCGTAATTATCCCACGCGAAGTGAATCATTTTAATTTTCATTCTGTTAAGCTGGTCGCATCCCTTGTCAGTTATTAGCCTCGCGTCTAAACCTTGTGAAAAGTTTATTTCTGCCTTTGTGCTAATAAGTGAATCGAAAAGCCGCTCGCAATCCTTTGATGCTGTTATATTTGGATCCAGTATCACGATCTCGCTTTGACCGTTCCAAAATTCTTCTACATCCGCAACGGTATGTGTATTCCCTTCTTTGGCTTTTACGATACAGAACGGACAACCACGCGGGCAGCCGCGAGTTAGAAACCCATAGGCTTTATCAGCTTTGTATAACTCATAATCTGGGTATTGGTGTTCTATCTCGTCTGGTAGCGTGTTGGTTAAATCGTACCCGCTGCCCCCCCTAAAAATCTTATCGGCGTTTATGCAGTAATCAACATCCTTCGTATAAGTTGCATCGAATACTTTTGACTTATAAACTATGTCGTAGTGCTTTAAGCCGTTCCACCACTCAACCGAATCGCCACGGCCTTTGTGGTATGCCGATAATTTCATTAGTGCCAGATTCGGAAAGTTATGGCTGTCAACGTCTATTAGACCGATTTGCATTTATCTAACTCCCATGCTATCTCATAAATTACATTAACGGTTCCTGATTCCCTTCCGCCTTCGGTTCTTCCACCGAGCATCTCTGTCCTGTGCATAGTCTCGGTATACTGCTCTATCCCTCTTGGCCGACAGAATGATTTCCCTTCTCTCGTCCAAGGATTTTCTATAGGCTATGTACCGCTCGCATTCCGCATGGCATCCAGGTGTCCTATCTTTGCAATTCTTGCAGCACTTATTTTCGCTACTCACTTATCCTCCCACTCCTCGTGCGACAGGTGCCATCCTCCATTCCAAAGCAAAGCTGTTGTGGCCATGCTGCAGCATACTGTTTTTCTTCCCGGACTTTCCTGCCTTTGCTCCATCTGGTTAGCCGTGGTTCCGGTTCCAAGCTGACCAGAACATACTCGATACAGTTGATCTCAAATATCGGATGCTCATACTGATACACACTGTCCCGATCCACCTGATATCCACTGAAGGGTTTGATGTCTTCAATGTCATGTGTGACCTCTGTTGACTTCATGATCTGTCTTCTGGTCTGTGGTGTTACTATATTTCTCGTGCAGTTGTATGACCGCTTCATCTTGCCATCTTCCGATGTCTCCGCATTCTTCAACATGTATTTTGCGATTCGCTGGTAGTTATATCCGTGCAGCACTTCGATGTGCACATGCCCGCTCCTCCAATACTTTGCGAGAACCTCTGTAGGTACATCGCTCATGACGATATGATGATGAGGTCTTCCGAGTCGTTCGCCATACCCAAACGAATCAATCATCTTCACCTGGTAATGATTCTTCCTTGCCCATCTCTGGATGTTTTTACGGAAGTTTCTCAGCCGCTTCATGCATTCTTCCCGATCCAGCTCTTCTCCGAAGGACGGATCATTCTCATATGTCAGCGTGATCCAAAGATCTCCCGGGACAAAATTATGGTTGAGCTTGGCTGTCAGCTCACGCTCTCTGTTCACTTTGTTTACTTTTGCAACGGCATCAGGCGTCACGTTTTCTTTCGGTCTGCGTTTCTTTCCCCTGCCTCCGGCATTCGTCGTTGCTGATTCACGGATCAGAATCGTGCGCCCTGCCACTGTGATGTATCTGCTCTTCATTTTCTGTCCCGATTATTAATATTAACTATCAAGGTTTCGGGGAGCATTCCACTCCCCGTAATTTTTCCTATATTAAGGTAATGATCAGTCGTCAGATTCCTCCCCGGGTTTCGCCTTGTCATCACTTACATACCCAGCTGTGCAGGCATTGATCAAATCGATGTACCATTGCAAATACACCTGTGCTTTTTCAAGGTCTTCCGTTGGGTTCCTTGTTTCCTTTTTCCCGAATCTTGAAACATACTTCAGGATATTTCCTTTGTAATACCCTGCCAGTTCTTTCACTGATAGTTTGTCTCTGATATAATCGATCACTTCTATCCTGCCACTATAGTGTGACGGATGATGAATATTGTCTTGCTGCTCCTGGATCGCCATATCAAGCTGCCTCTGCTGTTTTTCCTTTTCGATATCTATTTGAATGATTCGTCCATCCCAGGAGCGTAACTTCTGGATCAGCTCATCCATTTTATCCTCGAAATTTACTCCACCCATGCTGCCACCCCATTTCTATATGTGATCCCTGATCTGCCAATAGCTACATGCTCACGGTTTCCAGTTTTATCTGTTTCAATGCAGCAGTAGCAATTTCGGCAGTCTTTACTGCAGCATTCTGCAATTTCCTTTTTCTGTGCCATCTGCACATCGCACTCACGTCGTATGATTACTTTTTTTCTATTATCTTCCTGCTCTTTCATAGTGTTCCTCCTAAATGTCTGCGAAGCTCCCGCTCTTTATAGATTGCTTTTCTTTCGAGTTCTTCTGCCTGTTTTGGCCAGCTTCGTTTGTACAGTTCCCGTGCTTTCTCTTCTAATTGTTTTATTTCTGAACGGAGTCTCTTTTCATAGATCTTGCTTTGGTTTCTGATCTTGTCGACATTGTCATGTTCGTCTTTCGCGATTTCTTTCTGCCTTTTGTAGGCTTCCTTCTGGTTTTTCTCGATCGTCTTTTTAAGAGCTTTCTGTTCCGGATCATCCAATACACACAAGTTTCTTTTGCATGCTATGAGTGAATCCCCTTCCAGTCTTCTTTCCATGACTGTGCACAACGTGTCTCGTTCCGGGCAATGCAGAAAAGAGCCGTACTCCTTTACATGTTTTTTTCTCAGTTCTTCATTCATCTTCAACCTCTACCATCCGATATCTGCTGAATCTTGTTTTTCCGGCTTGATTTGAGCTGATTCCTGAGTTGATTTGATTCTGGCTGTCTCCCGTCATTCTTGATAGTTCTACAGGAGAATCTGCAACAGCTTCCGGCAATTCAAACTTATCCTTTGTCACTTTGAGATATAGCTTCATCATCAATACAGTCCTCAGCATTTATTTATCAATGGTTCCGCTTTGTTTTACTGTCTTTGATCTCTCAACTATGATCTTGCCGCCCTTGTTTCCGATCTTGAGATTCGTCTTGTCAATTCTGATTCCGACAGATTCGATTCCTCCTTCGGCAATAACTTCCGCAATTTTGCATATCGCCTTATATGCTTTTGCTGTTCCAGCAGGCTCCCATCCATAGTCCGGAGCCTGCTCTCCGATCAGTTCATCAAGTCTTTCTTTCAGTTCTTTCTTTTTTCTGGCCAGTTCTCCTCCGGCACAGTTGCAGCTTTCCGTTACCAATCTATCGGCTTCCGCCTGCGTATCCGCGCTGACAAACTGTGTCTGGCCACAGAACTCACATGTGCCTGTCATCCCTTTTGCCATATTTTGAATACCTCCTTCGCATCTTATCGATGATATATTCCCGATCTGGCATCAGCTTTCCAGTCAGCATCCGTGTTATCCTCCTGGCATTCTCCGTCTGCAGGTCTTCTTCCTGTCGTGTTATCCAGTTCGGTTTTCCTTTCAACATGTTTTCGTCCTTTACAGCCCATCGATAAAGTGATTGCCTAAGCCGGACAGGATCATCACTGAAGTTAAGAACAAAATGCCCAGTATAGACCAGATCGGGCTATTTTCTTTTATTCTGTACCGCTTCATGCTCCTACCTCCGTCTGTTCATAGATCTTTGCTGCTACTTCGTCTACATCGTACTGGCGTGTTCTCCCGAGCCGGATGAACCCCAGCCCTTTGACCGTCTCATATGTCCGGTCATTTCCCCAGCCCATGCAGCGTTTTATCTGCTGGATGTTCACGAACTCCGCTCCTCCGGCAGACCGCTGCAGGGCTTTTCTTATGCTTGTTTTGGTCATGGTTATATCCTCCGTGTTATAATGTCCCCGAAAGGACGGTGTGTTGTCGTGCGTAGTCACCAGATTCCTAATCGGGCCATGATCAGCATCGCGATAAATGCTCCGCACATTCCGCTGAGTGCTGGCAGAATATACTCACAGATTATTTCCCTTGAGCTATGTTCATGCCTTTTGATTCTTGCCATCTGTTTTACTCCTCTTCCTTGTAAAATAGTTCTGCAAAATCTTCGCAGCCTCCTGGTTACCATCGATTTTCCCATTCTCAATCCGACTGATCACGCACTGCGGAACGCCAGTTTCTTCGGACACATCAGACTGCCGCTGCCCTCTCTGGATCCGCTTCACTTTTAAATCCATTCCGATATTTTCCATCTACGAATCTCCTTTCCTTCCTGTAGGGATTGTTTATTCATAGGAGTATGTCAATACTTCTATGAATATGGTATTCGTAGAATATCATATTCATAGGAGTATGTCAATACTTCTATGAATATGGTATTCGTAGAATATCACGAAGTAACTTATAAGGTTACTTTATCTGCAAAAAAAATTCTCACAGGATCTTTGATGTCGAGCAATTCTATCATGGCATCAATTTCATCACTGCCGAAAACCTTTTTATCCATCTTGGTATAGAAGGTCTTTGGAGTGATTCCAATAGCTTTTGCGACATCAGACTGTGAGAATCCTTTTTCTGCGATGCGTCCTCTTAAAGCATTCGTATCTATCATTTGCAACTCCTTTCTTCGTAACTTATTAAGTTACTGCCATTTTATTCCTAGCATAATAACTTGTCAAGTTATTTTTTTCTTGACTTGTAACTTTTTTGTGCTACTATGAAGTTACTCACAATATAAACCCTAGAAAGAGGTGTTGAAATGGCTAAAGGAGAAAGAATCAGGAAGCTGCGTGAACAATATAAAATGACACAAGATGAGCTTGCTGAAAAATTGAAGACCACAAAGCAAACAATATATAAATACGAGACAGGTGTTATAACAAATATTCCGTCTGATAAAATTGAAGAACTCGCGCTCTTGTTTAACGTCGAACCAAGCTATTTGATGGGCTGGGAAAATACAACTGCTTTCGAGCATGACACTCCCACTAATCTTATCACTCCCGCAGCATACCCGTTGCCAATTCTCGGGACCATTTGCGCTGGTAACGGCATCCTATGTGAGGAAAGTTTCGAAGGCTATTTCTTCGTCGACAATACCATCCGTGCCAATTACTGCCTCCATGTCAAGGGCGATTCCATGGTAGACGCAGAAATCTACGACGGAGACATCGTGTTCATCCGCAAAGAATACGACTACGAGGACGGCAAAATCTACGCTGTCGTGGTCGGTGCAGAGTGCAACGCTGTACTCAAAAAACTATACCGTGACAACGACAAGATCATCCTCCAGCCGTGCAACAGCAATTACAAGCCAGTCATTGTGAATCCGGACGATGTTTTTATCGTTGGAGAGTGTGTGGGAGTGTACCGGGCGTATTAACATCCTCCTAAACAGGTGCAACACATAAAAAATGTGTGTAATGCGCATTTTGTTGTTGACAACAGTGTGTATAGTGTGTATAATATAATTGTAAGGAGGACAGGTACATGAGAGCAGACGAAATCGAAAAAATCATCAAGGCTGACGGATGGTACTTAAAAAATCAAAAAGGCTCTCATCGCCAGTACAAACATCCGACAAAGCCCGGAAAGGTAACAATCCCGTATCACCGAGGCGACCTTGATAAGAGAACTGCAAAGTCGATACTGAAGCAGGCGGGGCTTGAATAAAGCCCCCTCCCTTCGGTGTCTCTATATAGAAAGGAGCGCACTATGAAACTTATATATCCTGCAATTTTTTATCCCTTTGAAGAAGGCAACGGCTATACTGTAGAGGTTCCAGATCTTCCAGGCTGCGTGAGCGAAGGTGATACCCTTGCTGATGCTATCCTTATGGGAACAGACGCAGCTTCCGGTTGGCTCCTCGACGAACTAGAAGATGGTAACCCGGTTCCAGAAGCCAGCTCCGCTTCAGATCTGAAACTCGAAGAAGGCGGAATCGTCAACCTTCTTGTTTTGGATATGGATGCCTATGCTGAAAAGTATGGTAACAAAGCGGTCCGTAAAAACATCACCATTCCAGCATACATGGATACCTATGCTGAAATCCACGGTCTCAGTTTGTCTAAAGTCATGCAGGAAGCCATTAGCGAATATATGGTGAAATAAGCTTAATATTAACAAAGGAAAGGAATAATAAACAACGCCCCGGCTGCAACCAGGGCGAAGTGATCTGGCTGGAGATGGTACACCAACCAAAACAAGCACATATATTGTACCATCTTCAGCCCTGATAAATCAATAATTCGGGGGTTTTTGTTACTTAAAATCCCCTGCTTATATTTAAAGAAAGGGGCTGGTTCTATGGCGAAATACAAATATCGTCACCGTGAAACATACAAAGGTGTTGAAATCGACATCAAGGCAAACGGCACAGGCGAACTGACAGATAAAATCAACAAGCGCCGGGATCAGATAGACCGGTTGTTTTTAGATGTCAATACGAAGTTGAAACCGTTCATTGAATTGTATCTGGAAGCCTATAAGAAGAATACCGTTTCACCAGACACATATGCTTATCTGCAAAGTCTTGGCAGGAAAATATTAGACAGTATCGGTGACATTCCAGTGTCCAAGATAAAACCGCTTCAGGTTCAGAGCTTTCTTAACGAGCTCACCGACTACAAAGATGGTTACATCAAGAAGATCTATAATCTCACCTGCCAGCTGTTCAAACACGCTTACAAAAACGGTTTGACAACGACTGATTATTCCGCGGTACTTGAGCTGCCAAAGGGATCTCCATCCGAAACCGGCCGAAGCTTAACGGATAGGGAACGACAAGTCCTGCTGCAGGTTCTAGAAGGACACAGAGGCGAACTGTTCTGCAAACTCATGCTATACTGCGGACTTCGGCCTGGCGAAGCAATCGCATTACAATGGAAAAACGTCGATTTCAAAGCCGAAACGATAACAGTAGACAAATCCTTTAAGAGAAGCGGCTTCATTGGCCCTCCAAAGACTCAGGCTGCTTATCGCACCATTCCAATCCCAAGGCACCTGCTTCCTCTTTTGAAGAGAAACAAAGCAGGCCCATTTGATCCTGTATGTCTGAATAACGGCAAACCGTATAACGAAAGTTCCCGCAGGGCTATGTGGAAATCAGTCAAACGGCAAATGAATATCGCCATGGGCTGCAGAGTATATAACAGAAAGTTACTGCCGCCACTGCCTTTGGATCCGGATTTTGATATGTATTATCTCCGGCACACATACTGCACCGATCTGGAACGAGCCGGTGTCCCGATCAATGTCGCCAGGCGCCTTATGGGCCATAGCAGCATCGCTGTTACCTCAAGAATCTACACTCATGATAACATCGAATCGCTCGAAAAAGCACGAGCCTTAATCAATGGTGAATGGGAAACAGAACGGGAAAGAATCGCGCAAACCGTTGAAAAATAGCCGTTTCTCCCAATCTCAATTGGATAGAGTCGCGCACTACGAATGCGAAGGTTGGGGGTTCGAGTCCCTCATGGCGCGCCATACGAAAACCGTTGGAATTTCAACATTTCAGCGGTTTTCTGTTTTTTGAGTTTTACTTGTTTTTTGCTGCTTCTTTTGGAATATAATTCCTGTAATTTCCTCGTTTTTCCCGCAAAAATGGGAAAAATGGCGGGAAAATTTTCACAAAAAAAGAGGCTCCCGAAGGAGCCTGCTATCTGCAGCGAACGAAATACCACACAAGATATATAATTATCCTTTCTGTTTTTATTTATGAGCTGCAGACAAATCCGTTTTAGTAATTGGAAGCTCCATACACTCCTCGTAAAGTTTGTCGCCGGTTCCGTTAAGGCCCTGGGCTTTGTAACCTTTATAGAGAAAGTTGATGTTTTCCAGCTCGCTTTCGGTCATTTCTCCATTCATCCGGACGTACCGACACATCCGGAAGAAGGAATCATGTGCCAGGGCTTTAAGAGTGACCTGATCTGCTGTAATTTTCCGTACAAGCCACTTGACGCAAAGGACAATTAACGTTAGAATGCCAGCTCCGATTGCTGATAAAAACGATGTTAAAATAATAGTCATCACACTCATGGCAGCAACCTCCATTCGTCCGTAAATCCGCCGTCAACGTCTGTATCGTACCCAGCCTTCTTGCGCCGATAGGCATTGTACCTGATGATCAGGCGTTTTTTAAGAATCCGTATCCTTCTGGCCAATTTCATTTCTTGATGCTCCCTGCCCTTCTAATCGTCTTGATTCCTGCAATACCATCCCATTCTGCTTCAGAAGCAAACACCTTTTTCTGAAATGCTATGGTCCAGCCTTTTGTTTTCGGCCCATATATTCCATCTACGGTTACTACTTTTTTACCAAAATACCAGTTTAAGAATTTCTGCCATCTCTTTGTCTGTGCCACCGTATAATGGTCAACTGACTGATAGCTTGTTGGCAGCTTTCCTGTGTAGCCGTTCTTCGGCAGCTGTTTGGATTTTGGGTATCTGTTCACATCAACTGCGGTCTTGATCCCCGCTACTTTACCCGAATCAGAATACTGCCAAAGGTCATAATCAGTGAATCCTGCTTTTTTGCCATACTGTGCCAGCCATATCTTGGCAAACTTTTTGATACTGGTCTTGTTGAGATAGTTAGCGAATGTGTTGTAATTGGCATATACCATAGTGGCATAGCCGGCATCATTTGCTTTTGAACAAAACGCTTCACATACTTTTGTGCAATTCGTTTTGCCCAAACGCTTCATGACATCATAAGACAGCCTCCCGCCTTTCTCCCAGTCGAATGCAACAAACTGTATGTGCTTTTTATACGGTTTGATGATGTCCAGAAAAAACTTGGCTTCCTTCTCAGCCTCAGCAACAGACGTTGCTTGACTATAATGATATGCGGCTACCTTCAGGCCTGCCTTGATAGCATTTTCAATGTTGTGGGCAAATACTGCATCCTTGTAAGTGTCAAACTTCTCTTTGTGCCATGTCCCAGATGCCTTAAATATGACAAGATTACAGCCATCTTCCTTTACATCTTTGAAGTTCGCTACGGAAAGCTTGCCCTGCCATGTACTGATGTCAATGGCCTTTTGTGTAGCTTTTTTCTTCGCAGCTTTCTTGATCTCTTTCTTCGCCTGTTTGATCTGGAAAAGGTCAATACGATAAATGGCGAATACATTTGTAAGGGCTCTTGTTCTGTTGGCCACTATACCGCCACTTGTGTTTCCCTCTATCGTATATGCGGTCTGTGACGTGCCTTTTTTTCTTATTATGGCGAAATGGTCACGTGAACATTTTCCTTTGTTTCTGGCATTATTTCCGCCTCCTGTCCACGTACATATACAGATGTCACCTGCACGGGCGTCAGCCATTTTCACGTGCTGTGCGTGTGCGTGTAACCATTCTTCGATATACGGAACATAGAAGACTGGCTTCCCATCGTACCAGTGTTTCTTCCATCCTAATTTCCAGAAAATATACGTTCCGAATGCCACACACCATGCTGTGCCCCTGGCCAGCCCAAAATAGGACCATATAAAAGACCCACCTTTTCCAAGGTAGGTCTTTGCCTTCTCAACATATTTCTTAGCCTTTTCCACGGTTACACCTCCTGAGCATCTTCAGGATCATCAGCTTCGTGGTCGATTTCACTTGCCGTCATCCCTTCTCCGCCCTGCTGGTATTGGATGACCACCTCAGCACCGCGTTTAATATGCCATGCCAGTTCATCCGCTTTCAGGTGTGCATCTGTTACAGAAAAATTCTTCCATGTGTTCCATAACGCCATCGCAACGACCCATCCATCATTGATGAAGTTTGTGAGCACTTCGCTGTCCAATTCGATTGGACTGAGCCCAAGGGATGACAATATAATGTTAATAAGCGCCAATACCAACAACGCTAACCTGATGATTTTCTTTACTGTTTTATTCATGTCTGCTCCTTTCACTAAAAAGCCATTCTATGCTGTTTGCACTATGTGAAAAGTAGGATAAAGTAGGATAAAGTAGGATAAAATCCTACTCTTTTATGCTATCCATTCTATGCTTTTTCAGTTCCCTTCAGCCACAAAAGCCTGAACGTAATAGTAACTGATGTTGATACATTTGATGCAGATGTATTAGAAAATCCAACCCATAAATGAGTGTTATCCACAACATAATGCGTATGCGGAATAATACGATAGTTACCAGTCGACCAACCCATGACACCGACAAGGTTATACCCAGACACCCGTGCTGACGTAGGGATCGTTTTGGAAGCACCTTCTATATAACCATGTGCATTTATAGAAGCACCTGTTGAGATTGAGCATTCTGTTATCTTGTACAGGTCAGCTATACCGTTTTCGTTTACCGCAAATGCGTTTGACCTTGCAGTGTCACTTGTTCCGTTGCCAACTTCGAACAGGTTGTTGGCATCGTTGTTGTTGTAACGACCTACCACTGTTTGATCATCGCCATCTGCTTTGGTGTACAGCCCTGATGCGTGTGACCTGCCGCCGTTGGCTTTGCTCCCATAGCCTTCTGCGTGTGACCATAATCCGTTGGCGAATGTATACCCACCTTCTGCGTGTGACCCCTGTTCAACGGCTACAGAACCCCTTCCCTCTGCGTGTGCCGAAGACCCAGTAGCTTCGGTGTGGTAGCCTTCTGCATGTGAATAATTCCCAAACGCTTTTGTCGTAAGCCCCGATGCTTGTGAGTTTGCACCAAGTGCAATGCTACCTGCACCCTGTGCGTATGAGTTCGCCCCTGCGGCTATAATGTTATTGCCCTCAGCCACAGAACGTGAGCCAATCAGCCGTGCCCAATTAGCACTGTTCCATGCACCTGCTGTGGTAACAGCAACCTTGCAAATATACGGTTTGCCATCATATAGCCTGATTTCGCCAACAGGATATGTACTACTTGAGCTGAACTCCAACGCATCTTCTGCGTCCTCTCTTATGCCGAAAGTGAAATATGGGTTGTCCCCTGTTCCGCTGTCAGTATTCGCCATGCCATATCCTATGTTGGCAAGTTGTGTAGTCCCATCTTCCGCATAAAACCGCTGACCATTTGCATCAATTTCAGAGTGTGCCCCAGTCTTCTCGCCAAGCCTTGCACCATCTGTCCCAAACGAAGCTACGCTTATGCCGCCCTCAAACACTTCCATCCCATTACCATCAATTTGAGTATAGTTTGTAGTAGGGTTGTTTTCGGCATGAACCTTAATGCCGTTTTGATCAATGACCGTAATGTACTTGCTTGCCGTTTCTCCAGCTTCTGAAATACCATCGCCAATAGCTCCAGTATCGTATAGAGCTGTTTCTTTAGTGTAAGTTGTCATAAATATAAAGCTCCTTTCTAAGCTGGTGTGAACGTGCCAATGACATGACCGCCGTATCCACGTTGTGATATCGTTACGGTGCAGGTTCTATCGCTTGCCGTTGTTATCTGTACTTCTGAACCGTCTATAGTTCTGTAATACCATTTGAAGCATGACGCCGCATAATTACTTGTGACTTCCACGCCTTTCTGATACACGTGAGGTGTGAATGTCGCCACGCCGTTACTGATCGAATACGTATGGTCATAGATCAGAGTATTCTCCGCTATTTCTTTTACACCAGTCACGACAGCCTGTACGTCTTCGCCAGATCCGAATGTAATCTGGTCAGCCCTGATCGCTACCTTCCACTTCTGTTCTGTTGCATCGTACCAGGATGCAATAAAGTTGGTTGCATCACCAGTATTAAATTGACCAGTGGAATCAATATACATTCCGGCTACATTGCTGCTCACAGATGTTTTCCCGATCGAGTGAATGGATCCGTTTTCCAGTTGCAACCCGGCGATCGTTGCCCCGAATGCGTACAGATCCGACACAGCGATCTGGTCAGCTGTTATGGATTTGGCGACGATGTATTCACCGGACACATATTTTTCATATGCGTTCAGTTCTTCCAGCTGCTCTTGTGTAATACCGGATTCTGCCGGGTTGATCCTGTACCAGTTCTCATCTGATCCCTGGACAACAAAGTCACCGGCTACGATGGTATTTGCCTCGATCACGTCAGCAACTACGTGAACACCGGCCAAGGTCCCTGTGATCTGACCTTCTCTAATGACAGCATTCTCCAGCATACCGACGTTTACAAACAGATTCTTTACGGATTCTGTCGTAACATTTGCAAAGTCAATATTCGCATACTCAGTTTCGAGCCGCTTCACTGTCAACGCACCGATCGTTGCTTTTGAGAATGCGGCAGATGCAGCCGATACCTGTTCCGCTGTAAAAGAACTTGCTGCAAGCTGTTCAAACTGGCCAGTAACTGAAGTAATGTTTTCGGCCGATAAGCCGCCAGTAGTTACTTGATCAAAAATTGCCTGCAGCGCAGTAATCTGATCTGCAGTGAATGATTCCGCCAACAACGTGCCAAAATTTGCTTTTGTGCCGGTCAGTTCTGTGACCGTAACGTTCTCAGCAAGCACCTTAGCAAAGACCGCATTCTGCGCATGCAAGTCTTCAATGTCTGCCTTTTGTGCTATAAGCTGTTCAGTTTCAACTACCTTAGCCGACACACGATTAAATTTGGCATCTGCAGGGGATGTCATCTTGTTGTCATTCTGTGTGGCGCTTTCGCAAATGGACGTAACTGTGGTCGTGGCCTCTCCAGTAAAATCTATGAGCTGACTAGATACAAGGAACACCGTGCCTAGTTCATTCGTATTTTCTTTGACATCAAGGATCTCTTCGTCTGTCAGGTCTCCCGCTTCAAGCGCATTTTGCAGACCGATATAATTCTCGTATTCCTCCGGGCTCATGATCCGAATGAAAGATCCTGCTGTTATGGAATCATCCCATCCCATTTTGAACGTACCACCACAAAAGCGGATGCTCTTGTATTCAGCCATGATGCCATCGAGTATATCTTGCGTCATGAATGGGTTTTTGAATGTAATGTCCGGGTCAATCCCAGATGTAAGCAGCTCCTCCTGCAAAAGCCCCTTATCACACTGGATTCCATCCAGCTCTATGTCCCCCGCAGCATCTATATTTAGATAGTTAAGTGCGGTGTCCAGATATAACCCATCGCTGAATCCGTATAGCGAAAACCCTATCGAGCCATCGTCACCGCAGGTCGCATATCCGCCGATCAGTCCCGCAAAGTAGCCGAGCGCTTCCCGGTAAGAGATCGGGAATGGCATCGTTACGGTCCGTGTTCCATCCGCGCCATAATCAAAGGCGTCAATCACTACTTCACGATTGTTCAGGGCCTGTGTCCGTAAATCATCAAACAATGCCTGGATCGTTGCTGTCCGGTTCGCCGGCAGATAATCCGCATTCAGCTTTTGCATCGCGTCATAACAGGTAAGTATGACTGCTTTGCGATCATCAGAATTCACCTGCTTTTGAACATAAAAAATGCCAGTGCGCACCCATTCTGCTTCTTCTGCCTCGTCGGTGTCTTCGTCAGGATCGCTGACATCCTCTCCCTCGAAAGCAATGTACTGGCTCTCAATAGTGATCGTAGTTGCTGTTTCTACATCTTCAAGGTCTTCTGCAGTGGCGTCTTCTCCTTCACTGTCATCTTCATCATCCAGCTCGTCGGAGTCATCTTCATCGTCTATACCCTCGACCTCTGTATCCTCACCAACTTCATCCTCAATCTCAGACATCTCCGTCATGTCGTCTGTTTCGTCTTCCGGAGCGGCGATCCATAATTCTACGGTCTCGCCATCGTAATTCTGTCTATTCGGATTGTTTATCGTGAGTGTAAGGCAGTCACTGGGAGTAGCGCCTATCTCCATTGTGCCGTTGGTCGCATTATCACGGAGCGTAATAGCAGAAATCGACGGAGCCTCATACGTGACTCCGTCTTCCTGCCTCTCCACTATATCTGCGGTCTCCAGCATTTCGATGCCGCCTATAACGGCCTTAACGCTATAATCCATTTAGACCTCCGTAAGTGTTACTGTTATCTCTTTGAATATCCCATTAGCATATTGCGTCACATTTCGTTCAGACGCAAAGAACGTTCCGTTTTTATATTTCCCTGTTGCAGGGTCACGGTACTGCACGATCAAATAGTTCTTACCAGCATCAGGATTCAGTGTGTCAATAAGATCAGCTCCCTCATCTTTATCGAGCCCGGCCCATGTAAGTGTCATCGACATAACATTAGACCTGACGTTCCTCATGACATACTTGCCTTTATTGTCTCTGCTCTCAGAGTTGTTTGCATTGGACTCGAAGTTTTTGCGAATATCCAGGTACTGGAACTGCAGATCTACAGGATGCGGAAGATGTCCGGTGGTGTATGTTTTTATCCCGCTATCGTTAAAATAATAGGATCCGAAGTATAAATAATCCTTGCCATCCTTGTATTCTGAATAGCTCGTTTCATATGTCACCTTGTCTTTGTATTGCAAACGATACTGATACGGATACGCTTTTGTGAAGAGCTTTTTCAGCATTTTCTTGTCCTTCTTGAGCGCTGATGTCCGTTTATATATCGTGTAGCCTCGGACATAGTAGCGAACGTCTACCGTCGTCTCAACTCCGGCTATGGTTTTTGTCGCTGTTGCCGGGATCTTTGATCCATGTACGGTTACTCCGCCAGTTCCTCCATATTTACTTTTCCCCTTTTTATTCTTTGCCTTTTTGCTATACTTAACTTTCTTGGAACTTTTTGCCGATGGGCTTTTGAACTTCTTCCACTTAGAATATGAGCCCCAGTGGTATGTTGGTACACCGGAGCTCCTTATTTCCTTCTTCTTGGAAGTAGCTATGAAGTATATCAATGTTTGTATTGCCATCGCTACCTCCTACACCAGTACCGGGCTGGTACCAAACATGATCGTCTGATCGTTTACGTAATCTACCGTGCTCTGCGCTATCGTCTTGCCGTCCAGGTTAATAACCAGCTGCAGCGTTCCTCCGGAATTGCCGGCCGCCCTGACCGCTTCAGTTATGTCGTTCATCAGGGTTCGTTTCCCATAGAGGACCTCATCGCCCGCTTCACCCGCGCCAAATAACGTTGCATCGCTGAACATGTATGGCTGATCCATTGCCTTGGCATTCCAGCTCAACCTGACGCCTGGCATTCTGCCTTTGCCTCTCCATCCATAAGGCGCCTCACCTTTATCCAGTGATAGTTTAGGCAGCTTAAAGTTGCTGAAAATCTTGCCGACACTCAGCGGGAACATTCCCCTAATCTTGTCGAGCACTCTGCGGAGACTATCTCTGGCTTTCTGTATCGGCGAAGTGATCGCGTCCTTTACTCTGTTGAATGCACCGCGCACCTTTCCTGCTATGGCGCTGAACGAGAAATTATTCTTGATCCCCTGGATGATACCCTTGAGAATGTTTCCAGCGACTCGGATCGGCGTGAGCATAAAATCTTTGATCTTTGTAAATGCGCTTTTGACATAAGGTCCAATGGTCTTTATAATGGCTGTCATACCTTTCTTGACAGCGGTTATTGCCAACTTGCCCAGATTCAGCCAGTTAAGCGCCTCCCACACTTTCAGGAACGACTTAAAGATGGTCGGGATGCTCTTGATCAGAACTGGAATGCTCTTGATGATTCCTTTGGCCAACGTAAGCATAATAAAACCTGCAGCCCTGAGAAGTTTCGGTGCATTCTTGTTGATGACATCGGCCAGCTTTCCAATAATGATCGGCGCGTTCTTCACGAACTTCGGCATGAATTTGGCGATACCTTTTGCGATATCTTTCAGGAGTCCAATACCCGCATCCACAAAGCCGCCTGACCCTTTAATGAAGCTGTCGAGCATATCACTTCCCATTTCGGAAAGCTGTGGCAGACCATCCTTCATGAACGTGCGTATCGCCGTAGGAAGAGACTTGAAAACATTCCCTATTGCAGGAATCAGGTTGCCGGCAACAAATGTTACGGTAGAAGTGACCAAATCTCCCATCGCAGGTCCTATGTTTCGTCCGAGCGCAAGATCCCCCATAAAGTTCTGAGCTGCGCCCTTCATTGCAGCAAATGATCCAGCCAGTGTAGTTGCGCCTTCCTTTGCTGTGGTGCCTGTGATGTCCAGTTCCCCCTGTATGACGTGGATCGCATCATACACGTCCGCCAGATTGCTGATATCGTACTTCTGCCCGGAGATCTTCTGCGCATCAGACAGGAGCCTTTCCATTTCTGTTTTAGTTCCTCCATAGCCAAGCTTCAGGTTATCCAAAAGCATGTACTGCCCTTTGGCGAATCCCTGATAAGCCATCTGGATAGACTCAATATCTGTTCCCATCTTGTTGGCGTTATCCGCCATGTCGATTATTGCCTGGTCCGCAGCACCCGCAGCCTTCTTGGTGTCTCCATCTAACGACTGAAGAAGTGATGCCGCAAATGATGTGGACTGTTCCATATAGGCATTCGCTGAAAGTCCTGCAGTTCTCCAGGCTTTGTCAGCGTTTTTGATGACCGTATCAGCGTGACTTTTGAATAAGGTTTCCACGCCACCTATAGACTGCTCCAGTGCGGCTCCTTCTGTTAGCGATTTCCCTATTGCAGCTGCAGCGGCGGCTCCAATCGCAGCGAATTTCGCCGCTTTCGAAAAAGCTCCGGAAAATTTTCCTCCGGCTTTTTCCCCGGCAGAATCGCCAACACCACCGAGTTCTTTTTCCAGGTTCCCTTTTATTCCTTTAGCTGTAGGTAAGATCTGCACATATGCGTTTGCTAATGTTGTTCCGCCTGGCATAATCAACCTCCATATCTAGCTTTCATAAATGCTTCCGGTGAGTCAAACGCCATGCCTTTGATCACTTTTTTGTCTCCATCCTTGTGCTCATCGTTTTCGCCTATAAGCGCATAATAGATGGAGTTCTGTGGCTTAGCTCCTATCAATCTATCAGCAATGATTGCTAATAGCTGAAGTTTCATGTCCGGCACACCTTCCGCCTTGTTTGCTTTCTTAATGATTCTCGCATCTTCCCTCAAACCGGCAGACAGGACAGCTACCGTGCGAATCGGCAGCTGTCTGTAGTCATATATCCCGTATGTTTCGGCCAGATCACAGATCAAAGCCGCTTCATCGAGTCGAACCATGCCGGCGAGGGTCATGAGTTTTTTAGTTCTTCATTGTCGGATTCAAGGATTTCATGAAGAGCCTCCACCATAGCCTTGGTGCTGATTTTCCCTTTTTTATTTCTCAGATGTTCCTTGAGCGCCGTATACTGGTTTTCCCCCAGAAGGTCGACGAACACATCGATAACCAATCCGATATTGCTCTCGTCCTTATCTATAGCGCATAGCTTCTCGAACATCTCGAAATCGTCAAATCGCTCATCATCGATTTTAAATTCAAATCCGTTTGTAAGTTTACCCTCTACCATGGTTCCTCCTTATGCCGCTGCCAGTTCATCATAAATGTACGAGCACTGGCCTGCCTCATCCGGTGTGGCTGTGATTGTCAGATCATATCCGACAGGCTCGTTATCCACGTAAGCGATGTCACCAATTTCTGTGATACTTGCAGACGGGATCACGATTCTTCTTGCCTTTCCGTTAGACATAACCATGTCGAACACCCAGGATCTCTTTGGGAGTTCCTTTGAATTCTTTTTGATCGTTCTTAATGTACTGGTAGTCGTTACGTTTTCATCGCCGTAAACGACCTTGACCACTTCCCCATTGAGCGGCTCAATAAGAGTGAACTGATAAGTTTCCTCATACTCTGTCTGTGGAGTCAACACAGTATCGCCGCCCCATGCCTTTACGTTATCGGATGATCTTGTGATTCCTTCGGTCAATCCGTCTTCGGAACTGTAGCCAAGGCACTTGAAAGCCGCATCAAGCTCCGTAGTAGCATCTGTCGGAAGCGTACTTCCTACTGGTGCAGACCATGTTGCTCCGGTCAGCTTAGGCTTGCCTGTACTAACGTATCCTGCGTTATTGCCCATGTTTTATTCCTCCTTGTAAGTAATGTCGTACACAGCCTGATAGCGATACTGCTTCGTCTGTGTGTCCGTAAAGTTGTAGTCACTGTTCAGTTTTGATGCGCTGATATTCTGGAGGGTTATAAGATTATCCATTGCTGCCTTTACTGCTTCATTAAGCAAAGATGCCTTTGCCATCGTGTCGTTATAGGACTGGATCGCAAAGGTCGCATGGTCAATGTGATTGTACCTGCTGCTCCCCGTTTTCTGTATGAGCACATAAGCAGATGGTATAGTCTCGCCTTTCGGCATCTCCAGCCATGCCGGGACATCCAGCTTTTCATTCAAAAAGTTTCTTACTGTAGCTTCTATCATTTCAGTGACCTCAAAAGTGTGTTGTTGTTTAAGTTGTCGTAGTAGCCTTCTGCATTAGCGGGAAAGACTGCCGCACCTGTACGTTCAGGATAATTTCGCACCTCGGCCTGGTAATTTGCTCCGGCACTTGTCTGAACACGCCTGGCTTCCTGCATGCAACAACTTGCCATCTCCTGGCTTTTCAGGAGTTCTCTGACTCCAGCCCTGTTGAGTTTGATTTTGACTTTACTCATACTGCTCTACCTTTACTTTCATGTTCCAATCAAGTGGGATCAAATCGTCTATGCCTTTAACTGGAACATCAAACGTTTTGAATGTCTGGCCGAAAAATTCGACCTTTTTGTTGCTCCAGTCATGGTTATCGCCCTTCGGGATAGCCAGGGTGTATACGGACGTTTTCCCATATAGGTTTTGTTCTGTAACGAGATCGTCAGATGATGTTGGCGCTACTAGTACGTTTTCTACTGCAACTGCAGACTCCTCGAATATAGGGGCTCCGAAGATATCTTCGCCCGTCTTGGTTTCCTCATAGAGGACCACCGTTATACCCTTCATGGCGCCACCTCCTAACCAGTCTCTTGCACCGGGCTGTAGGATCCGATCTGATCGCCTGCGCCAAGCAGCACTTTTTCGGCTTTAGACAGGTATAGTTCGCCAACGCTTCCACTACCCATCGTCCAGCTCTGCGAATAGCCGAGTGCAGACATGCTGCCTTGAGACGCGCCTACCGGAATCCCCACTGCACTTCCCGTATCGCTCATCGCACGGATGACCATTTTGCACGAGACTAATCTTTTGACATCGTCAGAGGCTTTTTTGTTGTATGCGTCTATCATGATGCCGCAGTCTTCTAAGAGAGCTATGCAAATTTTTTCTTCCTCTGTGCTAAGCTCTTTAGACATTCTGTCTTTTACGTCTTGTAAGGTGGCGTAACTCATCTGCTCACCACCTTACTTCTTTGCCTTTGGTTTTGATACAGGTTTTTTACCGGCTTCAGAAGAAGCGGCAGGTTTATGCCCTGCCGCCTTATATTCTTCAACTCGGTCTTCCGCGACCCACATATCATTGCCTAAAGCATTGATCATTTTTACCCGTTTCATCAGCCTGCGCTATACGGAGTTGTCAGCAGATTGAATACAGAAGTGTCTGCGCGGAATCCCACTTCGATTTCTGCTCTGACAGCGAACATGTTCTTCTGGAACAGATTAATCGTCTTCTGTTCTGCTCCTTCTCCGTAGGTCAGGGACGCCTGATCTGCGATGCTGATCTGGACACCTTCAACAGATCCCCATCTGCACATGTTCCAGTCACCGGCAACACCTACGATGTTCGGTGCGCTTGCGCCGGTTCCCGCCTTATATGCAGCCTTGCTCTGCAGGGTTCTCGCGCCGAGGATCATCGGGATCGCACCCTCCGCAACGCTGTTGATGAACAGCGGTCTCTCGTTTCCATCCTTTGCGGACAGCAGTACTCCTCTTGCCTTTGGAGAGATCACATAGCCGTTGAGGATGCCATCGTGCTCTGCGATGTCGATATCTGCAGCTACGAGGCCCTCATAGGTGTTGGTTCCCCCGATATTCTGTGCTGTACATGCAGCAAGAGTGTCGAAGTTTTCGCCCGGTGCAGCATACTTTCCGAATACTGTACCGTCGAACTTGCTTCCGAGTGTTCCCGGCAATCTTCTCACCAGTTCGTCATAGAGCTTCGCAGCATCTCTTCTGAACTGATTGGAAAACGGTACGATGACAGCCAGCGTATACGGTTTGATCGTCTTTGTAGTCAGCTGCGGTGTAGATACCGGCTTGTCGTCGGTCTCATTTACCCACTCAGCTTCAGGATCTCCGAGAATGACGGGGATCTCCTCCCCTCTTCCGGAGAGTTCAGTCTGCGGAGCGAGCTGCATGACTGCTGATTCTTCCTGTACCTTCTGCAGGATCTCATCACTGACTTCTTCTGGTAATTCGATTGTTGTTCTGTTGATTCCTTCGCCTGCCATAGTTTTCTCCTTCCTAAATGGCTCCATTCAAAGCCTCTGCGAATAGATCTCTTGTTTCCTGTTTGCTGTGCTTTCCGACCTCTCCTTTGTCCCTGACGTCCGGATACCCTACTGTTTCCTTGAACAGGAACGGTTTGGTTTCCTTGAGACCGTTGATCTGGTCATCCAGCCCGGTGACTTTGCCGTCATCTGAAAGAATCAGCTTTGACCTGTCCAAAAGCCCGGCTACCAGTTCCGCATCCTGTGCGGTCCCGCCAATGGCGGCCTGAATGGCATTGGACATCTTCATGTCTGCGATTTCTGCAGCATAGTCTTTGTCTTTCTCTTTCAGGTCATCCTGCAGTTTCTTGATCTGCAACTGCAGCGCCTCGTTGTCTCCGGCTGATGCCTTCAGCTTGTCCAGTTCTGTTTTCACAGCGTTATAGGACGTTTCAGCCTGTTCCCTGGCTTTAGTAGCCTCGTTCAGTCTGTCTCTTGGAACGAAACCTTTCAGCTCTGCTGCCGACTTTTCTGCAGCTTTCTCAGCTAATTCTTCAGAAATACCGAGTGCGACAAAATCTTCTTTTTTCATGTTTTTTACCTCCTCGAAACATTTGTTGTCGCGGTTCAGTCCGCGCATATCGTCTCTCCTGTTTTACGTCCGGAGATGCCAGAGGGACGCAATAAAAAAGCACCTGTTACGGTGCTAACTTAAACTATGTATTTGTCCGGATCCGCTTCATCGATCGGCGGGTCTTCGTCCCATGATTCCATGAGCTTTCGGATCCGCTTCAGTTCTCTCGTCAATTCGCTGATCGCTTTGACGATTTCTTTTGTATCTGGGCTTGTTGTCATAATTACCTCCACGAAAAAAGAGCCCGGAGGCTCTACAATCATCATTATAAAAACTGTTAGTTAAATATTATTTCCTCATCACAATTTGTATTGCTGCATGTGATGCGTGGCCAATGATATTCCAATATGCCTTCTCCACATTCTGGGCATACAACTTCCTTGCCTTCGATGACATCTTTCCTTATAGACAGCTCTTTTTTTTCTTCTTCAATTATTTTTTTCTTATCTATCGTTCTTTCCATTTTAGATTACCATAATTCGCCTTTGCCCATTTCATTATATTTCTAATTTCATCCCCAGTCAACGTGTTTCTTCTCAACTGATGCTTGCTTGCCTGCATTTCACAAAAGACTTCTGACTTTCTGCAGTCCCCATAATCTCTGATATGGTTGGCTTCATGTACTAATGTTTTTGCTGTCTCTTCAATGGTTTTTGTTTCATCCACATAGATGCGTACCAGTTTCTTTGATTTGTTAATATCCCCCAAAGTCCGCTTTCCATGTTCGGTGTTTGGGTCTTTCCAACCATATATCAATCTCACTGAATATCCATTGCTCTCCATCAATTCTATTGCTTTTTTTCCAGCTGTTGTCTTGTTTAGATTTTTATACAAATTATGAGGCTTAATAATATCATATTCTTTGCCTTCCCTTGTATCTACCGTTATAAAAATCCCCTCATCTGCAGGAAGTCTTCTTTCTTGCCGTGCCTTATATGCAGACCTTTGTTGCGCATTTATTCGTTCCCTCACCTCTGGATCAGTTCTCTGCACACGTCGCATGGCATTGACTTTGTCCTTCCAGGATGCTCCCTCTGCATCTTCGTACATAGCCAGATACTTGTCCGGATCATAGCCTTCGATCTCACCTGGACCATTAAAGCTAATTGCAAATTCACAGTCACAGTTTTTATGGATGTGCTCGGCATGGTCGCCATTGATGGTCTTCTTGGATGCTCTGCGCCAGCCGTTTGATGCCAGTGTGATGCAGAACGCGCAGGTGTCGCCATTTGGCACCCAGGCGAAATATGCACCGTCTCTCTGTGCGTTTTTCAGCGTGGTTTCTGCTCCGGTCCTTTTGACCATCTCGCTGACAGTTCCTGGAACAGTGCTCGGTGCTCGGTCCAACGTGCTCCGGATCGCTTTGTCAACGTACTTGATATTCTGTGTCGGCTTTGGTTCTGCAGGTGGCACGTGCACCTTCTGGATAGCTGCGATCTCATCGTACATTTGGCATGCTACAGCTGAAGCAGCTTCTCCATACTTCGATGTCAGCGCATATGCGTATTCAACAAGCGCCTCTACATTATCGGTGCCATGCTTATTGATCCATGCCTGCATCTTCTTGCCGGCCGTCTTATTGATTGCCGAGAGCCTTGTAACGTAACTATTCCAATTCTTCCTCGACAGTTTCATTCTCTATCTCCTCCAGGAGTGCCATTCCTCTGGCTCTGCTCTCCTGCGCTTTGATTCTCCTGATATCAGCCTGGTCAAATCCGACCATCTCCAGATAGATGTCCGTATCCGCAAATCCCTGTCTAGATGAAGCAATCTTCACTGCGGCGTCGGCTGTTGCTGCTACGGACGGCATAGCCGGATTCTTGAAATGCGCAACGATATCCTTCTGATCTGCATCCAGTTCATCAATGGTCTTGTTATTCGCTATAGCAAGGGCCATGATGGCAATCGTTCTGAGCGAATCACCGTTACCGGAGTTAAGATCTTCGGCAAGCTGTATCAGCGTTTGCGACTGTGCCAATATCGCATCGCTGGAAGTCGGATTCGCATCATTCACAACACCAGTGTCTGTTACGCTTAGACCTGTTGCAGCAGAAAACTGTGTCGCTAGCATCCGCATCATCTCTACATGCGGGTTCAGTGTCCCCTGTGTAAGTTGGCCAAAGGTTGGCTTTTCGCCTGTTTCCGGGTTGGTGGTTGCTGCCAGAATATTCCCAATGTACTGGCGGAACTTCTGATTGACAACCGCGTCAAACTGTTTGTCCGTCACACCCAGCAGGTATTTCTGCGGTGCTGTCGAAAATTCTAGTCCGATGGTCGCATTTGCTATGGTCCGGACATATCCCTGTATCAGACGGCGCACCGACTCCTTAATCCGGGATCGCCCGAACGGCTTGGATGATGTCGCGTTCCAGATCAGTGGTTCCATCAGTGGCCTTCCCATTTTGTGCGGATACTTTTCCGCGTACCATCTTCCTGTGGCTTTTCTGGTTAGTACCCAGATGGCATCATCCGTATACAGGTTGATCAGCGTCGGATGCCATGTTGCTTTTTTGGATTCGTCCTTTACTGTATCGATGATGGCCATGCCGCAGTCGATTCTACCTTTTGCTCCATTCCAGAGCGCGGAAGCAGTCAGCGGTGTATGAAAGCGAATAGCGCATCCGCTCTCTTTATCAGCGCTCAGCGTTGCAAATGTGCAGCCATATTTGAGCTCATCGCGACAGTTTTTCTTGTACTCTGAAACGAATCTGTTTGCCTGAACGATTTCCTGCAGCTGATTGTCTATCTCACCGCCTACGCCGACGAACCCGTCGAACATGGACCGGGCAGCCAATACGTCAACCGTCTTAGCTCCCCACTCGCATCCGATCTCAAGGCCCTTTACTCCTTCCGGAAGCGCAATCCCCAGATTGACTTCTCCCAGCGTGATATGGCCCTCGTAATACCTGTCCTTCATGTGGTTTTTTGCGTTGTGATAGTTGAAGACATCAATCAGATCATCCAACTGGATTCTGGCCTGATCATCCAGTCCTACAACAGATTTTACGTTGATTCTTACGTTCATTATCCAATCCTCATTTCCCTGTTCGGATCTCTCTTTGTGTTCTTTGCTCCCCATAATGCAAGGGCGGCTGCTTCAATCGGTGTGGAATCGTCTCCACCGAAGCCCCAGCCGCCGCCTATTGGTCTTTTTATTGAAGTCAGAGCACTTTCTTTAAGTGCATCCTGCTTGTAATACCATGTCACCGTTCGTTCATCCAAGGCATTTGTCAGTGTACTGACTGATGCAATGATGTCCTTCGCCGTTGGTTTTATAACAGCTCCTTTCGCCTTCCATGTGCCCGATATTTTATCGATCAGAACGTCTACTCCATTCCGTCCATCGATCACTACACAGGATGCCTGCTGATATCTTTCATTTAGCCAGTCTGCAAGCCACCTTGTTCCCCTGCCAGTCCATTCTCTTTTGATCATGGATATCCTTGCCGGCTGGCATTCGTCTGCCGGTATAACCGCACCGCAGAGGCAGACTTCTGAGCCATCTGGAGAAAACTTCACTCCGTAAGCAGTTTTTCCTTTTGGTTTCAGCTTCTTTGAAACACAAGCTTCCCACACTTCTTTTGAAATGGCATAATCAGTCTTCATTTCAAATACCGGCGCCCACCAGCCAAGTCTTTCTCTGCAAAAGCCGTCTTTTGACATCGTCCTCAGCTCTTCTCTAACAAAATCCTCTGACAGATGTATTCCCAGCGCTGGATTTACCTTGTACCAAATGTGTTCGTCTTCTGTGTTGATATCCGTAACATTTTCTGCTTGAACTCCCCACTCATGCCAAATGTCATGCGGTCCCGGTGCTTCTATGCTTATCACACGTCTACGCCTGAATACAGTTCCTGGACAGCCCGGGTACGGAGGTGTGCCTGCGTAGATTATCTGCCGCATTCCAGTCGCTGATGCCGAAAGCGTTGGCATTAATGCCTCAACTTGATCGTCCGTCAGTTCCTGTGCTTCGTCATACACCAGGAGCGATATCCCATCAAACCCTCTGGCCGCTTGCCTGGACCTTGCGGAGAACTCTATTGATCCTCCGTTATCCAGTTCAATTGCTTCTTCACCATTTGTGTACCGGATCTGCCTGACGATATCCTGTATTTCCGGATGCCGCTTGTCTGTAAACATTGCGGCCAGACGCCTAAATGATTTTTTCGATGTTCTGACCTGATGTGCCGTATGCAGGATTTTCTCGCCATTTACGACCATCCCGAAAAACTCCCTGGCTTCCAGACAGATGTTTTTCCCGTTTTGCCGTGGCACCGATAGTCCGGCAGAAGTCATAGTGTACTGACCCGCTTCATCTTTTCCGAGCCAGCTCCTGACTACTGCTTCCTCCCATGGATCCATTTTGTGCCCATATGCTGCCATCAAGAGTGCTGCCGATTCTCCATCTGTTGAAGCATTCTCCGGCTCTACTCTTATCGTTGGAGTCTGTGAACCTATCATGCGCTATCCTTCTTTTCACGGACCAAGTCGAGTACCGTTTGTGGCTTAACTTGCTCCGTCTGCTTAACCAATTCCTGCTGCTGTTCTTCCGGAATTATGCCTAAAATCTTATCCATTCCGAGCATGTAAGCTTTCCAAAGTGCCTCATATGCCTTAAAAACAGGGTTTTCCCGGATGCCTTTTTGGCCTCCTCCGTTATCATAGGCAACCGTGATCGTTTCATGCTTGATCTGTTCTCTTGCCTCATCCAGTTTGACTTTCATGAAAGATGAATTGATTACTACCTGTTCGATTACCTTCATCTTATGCTCTGAAGTTTTTGCTTTCTTAATTTCTCTTAAAAGTCGTCTCTGTTCCTTCTTTACAAGCTCATCTACTGTATACTCTTTCATGGAATATTTTTCCTTTCTAACCACCGGGTCCCTCGCACGCGCGCGCGAGGGGGTAAATCGGCGCT